ATTCACAGGTACACTCGACGGTAGCAAGACTCATAAGTGGGTCTTGGAAGGATTGTTTGGTGCATGTGAACAGGTTACGAAAACGGATACGCTTATCAAGAAAGGATTCCTTTCCAGCTTGCGAATCAAAATCCTAGTCTGCAAGCATGACTATCAATACTTCGCTGACTTCCATGAGGAGATGGAATACATTGTAACACATGAAAAGCGAAACAACTTAATTAAAAATATTGTTAACGACATAGAAGGCAACACATTAGTTCTCTTTAACTATGTGGAAAAACATGGTGAGCCTTTATATGAGTTAATAAATAATTACATCAGTGACGACAGATCTGTATTCTTCGTCCATGGTGGTACTGATACCGAAGATAGGGAACAAGTAAGAGCAATTACAGAATGCGAATCTAACGCTGTCATCATAGCATCTTACGGTACGTTTTCCACAGGCATCAACATTAAAAAATTACACAACATCGTATTTGCTTCTCCATCCAAATCTAGAGTTAGAAACCTACAATCTATTGGTAGAGTTCTACGTAAAGGAGATGGGAAAGATATTGCAACCTTATATGATATCGCTGATGATATCTCTGGACGTAACTATAACTACACTTTAAAACATCTTATTGAAAGGATTGCAATATATCAAGAAGAGAACTTTAAGTACGAAACTATAAACATAGACTTAAGGTAAAGAATGGAAGAAGAATTTTATGCAACGTTAAAGCTAACATCAAATGAAGAACTACTTGCTAAAGTATGTTATCTAACTGAAGAAGAATGTCTGCTTGTGGAAAAACCCTTGCTGGTTACTCGTGCCACTCAAAAGAAAAGTGGTAGGCTTGTGGAAGGATTCTCATTAAGTGACTGGGTGATGTCTTCTTATGAAGAACTATACGTTGTAAAGATGGAACAAGTAGTAACCATTACTGAAATGGATAAGAAGATAAAAGGATTCTACATCAGTCACTTATCTAAAGAAGATGATGATGTATCTACAGATAAGATGTCAAAAGAAATGGGGTATCTAGGATCAGTAACAGATCAAAAAAGTAAATTAGAAGATCTATTTAATAAAAGCTAGTATGTCTCTGGAACCCTTAACAGAGTTATTCTATAGGTGTTAGGTGTATTTGTCAAGCCCTGTGGAAAACTATTGACTTGACACCAAAACAAATTTGTAGTATACTAGTTAAAGCAAACAGAAAATTATGGTAAGAAAGCCAAAAACCGAATACTATGTAAATAACAAAGAGTTTTTGGAAGCCCTTGTTGCCTATAAGTTTCGTGTTAATAGAGCAAAGGATGCTGGAGACAGTAGACCTATCGTCCCCAATTATGTTGGTGAGTGTTTCCTTAAGATCGCTACACACCTATCATACAAACCAAACTTTGTCAACTACATGTTCCGTGAGGACATGATCTGTGACGGCATTGAGAATTGCCTACAGTATATTGACAACTTCAATCCAGAGAAGTCTTCCAATCCGTTTGCTTACTTCACACAAATTATCTACTATGCTTTCCTTCGCCGTATTCAAAAGGAGAAACGTCAGCTAGAGATCAAGAGTAAAATCCTAGAGAAGTCTGGTCACCAGGAGATCATGCACACTGATACGTATGATGGTGACATGGCAGGGATGAATGCTTCCTACTCTGACATGGGTAGTATTAAAGAAAACATCGAAACTAGAATGAACAGATGACAGTAGCACTTATTACAGATCAACATTTGGATGGTCGTAAAGGTTCTCTGGTATTCTGGAATTACTTCAGAAAGTTCTACGATGATGTGTTCTTCCCTACGCTAGAGAAGAAAGGTATTACAGAGATCATCGATCTAGGTGATACGTTTGATAACCGTAAAGCCATTGACTTCAATGTCTGGAATCGAATCCGTACTCACTACTTCGATAGACTGAATGAGATGGGCATCACAGTCCACACCATTCTGGGTAATCACTGTGTGTATTACAAGAATACAAACTCTATCAACTCTCCTGATCTGCTGCTAGGTGACTATGATAATATTCGTGTCTACGATGAGACTTGTACTGTTACTATTGAGGGTACGAAAATTTGTTTTGTCCCTTGGATCAATAGGGAGAACGAAGAAGCGACAATGGAGCATCTCAAAAATACAGATGCAAAAATAGTCATGGGTCATCTTGAGCTTGATGGGTTTGAAGTAACTCCAGGCATGAAGATGGAGCATGGTATGGATCCCACGATCTATAAGAACTTTAAGCAAGTCTTCTCTGGTCACTTCCATCACAAGTCAACTAGAGGTAACATCACATACCTCGGCAATCCTTACCAGATGTTCTGGAATGATTATGCTGACATCAGAGGATTTCATCTGTATGAACCAGCATCTAACAAGTTGCGTATGGTCAAGAACCCATATGAAATTTTTAAGAAAGTATACTACAACGATGTAGATAAGGACATGGTTCTGGATTACACCCAGTTCAAAGATACGTTTATCAAAGTCATTGTTGAAGAGAAACGTGACTACTACAAGTTTGAAAAAATGATTGACCAGTTGTATAACTCTGGCGCTCATGACATCAAAATTGTAGAGACTTTAGTTGACGAAGATAATGTAGAAGAACCAGATCTAGAAGTAAAAGATACATTGACATTACTCAACGAGTATATCGATGAGGTAGAAATGTCCGTAGAGAAATCTGACCTGAAGAAACTGATGAGATCCCTATATATTGAGAGCTGTGAAATGGTGTGATGTCTTTCATCTTAACTCTCAAAGATTTACCAGAGGGAGTTTTCTCTGTTGTAGATAAAGACACAGGAGATCATGTCATCCCTATCTTTGATGACAGAGATGACTGTGAACGATATGCCGAACAACTATCTGATTCAAGCTCACAATTAGATTTGCAGATGGTTCAGATTGAGAAACAACTAATTGTTTTTGCTTGCGAGCAGCGAGAGCAAAGATATGCTATAATCACTATAGACGACTTCATCATACCACCTGACGACTTAACATGATTACGTTTGAAAAAGTTCGCTGGAAGAATTTTCTTTCTACTGGCAACACATATACTGAAGTCGATCTGACCGCTAGTAAGACTAACCTTATTATTGGCACGAACGGAGCTGGTAAGAGTACCATCTTGGATGCTCTTACCTTTTCTTTGTTTGGCAAACCTTTTCGTAAGGTCAACAAACCGATGCTGGTCAACAGTGTCAACGAAAAAGATTGCTTGGTTGAGATTGAATTCACTACAGGACCAAATCAATTTCTTGTTAAGCGTGGTATCAAACCAGGTGTGTTTGAGATTTGGCAGAACGGAGCTATGCTAGATCAATCCAGTAATGTTTCTGACTATCAGAAGCACCTGGAGCAAAATATTTTGAAGATGAACTATAAGTCGTTCACTCAAATTGTTGTGTTAGGTTCGTCTACGTTCGTTCCTTTCATGCGTTTACCTCTAGCACAACGTAGAGAAATTATTGAAGACATCTTGGATATTCAGATCTTTTCTGTGATGAACACAGCACTGAAAGATAAGATGAAAGCTTCTAACGAAGAGATGCGTGACGTTGACTATAACGTTGACATGGCAGAGCAAAAGATTTCTATGCAACGTCAGATGATCGAGCAACTATCTACTCGTGACGAAGCAAATATTAAAGAGAAACAAGAACGTATTGAAGAATTGTTGGTAGAAGAAGAAACCTGTCAACGATCCATATCTATACTAGGTGAAGAATACGAAAGACTTTGTGAAGATATGACAAGTCTTTCATCAGCAAATAAAAAACTGATAACTTTAAATAACCTGAAAGGAAAACTAACAAACAAGTTTTCTACCTACAAGAAACAACATGAGTTTTTTGCTGACAATGATACATGTCCTACGTGTAGTCAATCAATCACACAAGAGTTGAAAGAACAAAAAACCAACGAGATTACTTTAAAGTATAAAGAACTTGTCTCGGCAATTGAAGAGATTCACTCTAACATCGAAGACGAACAGTCAAGAGACCAGCAGCACACTGCAAAAAATCAAGAGTTGAGTGAGGTTCAGCAGAAGATTGCTGGTCACAATGCTACTGTTAATCGTATCCATAAGAACGTCAAGCAGCTCTTTTTGGATGTAGAAACATTACAAAATTCCAAGGATGATAAGTCTGAAGAGTATGAGAAGTTAAAATATCTACAGAAGGAACATGATGATCTGAAAAAACAGATCGCAGTTGTCAAGAAAGAAAGAAATACTTTACTTGCAGCTGGTCAATTACTTAAAGATAATGGTATTAAAACTAGAATCATTAAAAGATATCTGCCAGTGATGAATAAACTCATCAATCAATATCTCCAGAACATGGACTTCTACATTAACTTCGCACTAAATGACAGTTTTGAAGAAACCATCAAGTCACGGTTCAGGGATATCTTTTCCTACGAATCTTTCTCGGAAGGAGAGAAAGCTCGTATTGATATCGCTCTGCTGCTTACTTGGCGTAGCATTGCTAAACTTAAGAATAGTGTGGATACTAACATCTTGATCCTGGATGAGATCTTTGATGGATCTCTTGACAACAATGGTACAGGAGAACTTGGGTGGATACTACGCAACTTTGATGACAATACAAACGTCTTTGTCATCAGTCATAAGGAGAGTTTGGAAGGAAAGTTCGACCGAACACTCACCGCAATCAAAGAAAAGAACTTCAGCATCATGCAGGAGACACTTTCTGAAGCGGCATAGGGGGGTCTTCGGACCCTCTTTTTTTGTATATAATATGTGCATCACCGCAAGAGACCGATGAACACTGCAGAAATCAAAGGTAACCTCGCTCGTCTGTTGGCTACAGAGAACCTTATCGTTGAGCACCGTAAGGTCTCTACTGCATGTTTTAATACAGAGACTCGTGTGCTCACCCTGCCCCTCTGGAACGCCTCTAACAGCGTCTATGACCTGCTTGTAGGGCACGAGGTAGGACATGCTCTCTACACGCCTAACATCGACTGGTGGGAGGTTGCGAAGGTGCCTAAAGATTATGTCAACGTGGTGGAAGATGCTCGTATTGAGAAACTGATGAAGAGAAAGTATCCTGGATTGTCCAAGACTTTCTTCAAAGGATACCAAGAACTTGATAATGATGACTTCTTTAATGTCAATGATGAAGAACTAGAAAACATTTCTTTCATCGACCGTATCAATCTCCACTGCAAGATTGGTGCTTTCTCTGCCATGCCTTTCAATGATGAAGAGCGTGTGATGGTCAAGGAAGTAGAAAACTGTGAGACTTTTGATGATGTAATTGCTGTTTGTCAGAAAATTTATGAGTATTCTCAACAGGAAAAGCATGAGGATACTCCTGCTGCTGTGTCTGCACAAGGTACTACAGAACAGGTTGATGAATCATCAGAGTCTAAACCAGAGAATGATGAAACAACTGATAGCGGACAACCTGTGCAGCAAGATGGTGATGAGGGTGAACAGCTAGATGGAGATATTGCTGCTGGTGGAAGTGCTGGTGGTGATACTGCTGAAACACAACGCGCCTTTGATGAAAACATAAAGGACTTAACTGATACTGCTCCATACTTCAGAGATCCTGTGTATGTAGAGATTCCCAAGATCAATATTGAAAACATCATTGTGGACCAGGCAGTGCTTCAAAAACATATTGATGCTCATTATGGATGCCGTGATCACAAACGTTATGACAATCCTCTAGAATTTGCTGACAACAGTTTTGAGCTGTTTAAAAAAGATTCACAGAAGGAAGTCAACTACCTAGTCAAAGAGTTTGAATGTAAGAAAGCAGCAGACTCTCATGCTCGCACATCAACTGCACGTACTGGTGTTCTTGACTGTGCCAAGCTTCATACTTACAAGTACAATGAAGATCTATTCAAGAAAATTTCTGTAATTCCTGATGGCAAGAATCATGGAATGATCTTTATCCTTGACTGGTCTGGATCTATGGCAAACTATTTGCAAGATACAATCAAGCAATTGTTGTCTCTGGTTATGTTCTGTCGTAAGGTAAACATTCCTTTTGAGGTCTATGCTTTCACTTATGAATGGAACAATCGTTTTCTCGATCCTGAAGAGCATGACTATGATCCAGATGCAGTACAAGAAAGGTGCGTTCGTGAAGAAAATAAATTCATGTTCCATAAACGATTCTCTCTTCTGAATTTGTTGTCATCTCGTGCAAACAGTAAGAACTTTGATCGTCAGTGCCGTAACATCTTTCGCATCGGTTTCTTCATGAACTCCTATGGTGTAGCTACACCTCCTGGTATTGACTTGAGTGGTACACCTCTCAATGAATCTATTATTTCGATGCACGAAATCATTCCCATGTTCAAAAAAATGACTGGGGTTCAAAAGATCAACACTGTAATTTTGACTGACGGTGAGTCAAACAATATCAGCTACAATGTTACTATTGGTGCTGGTAGTGAGTACACTTACTGGGGTCAACGTGCTGTTGATGGTGATGTTCGCCTTCGTGATCGTAAGACAGGTAATGTTTATAGGCGGTGTGGATCTAACTACAATGATTGTATCACTACAATTTTGCTTGAGAACCTATGTCATAACTTCCCTGAAGTAAACTTCCTTGGATTCAGAATCTTGACTGGTAATGATTTTTCTTACCTCTATCGGAATACATACAATCAACCTGCTGATAGTGTTCTTAAAAAATGGAGGAAAGATAAGTCCTTTGTGTTTGAGAAACAACTTGGATACAGTTCCCTGTACCTAATTGCATCTACTTCAATTAATAAATCATCCGACTTTGAAGTTTCTGATGATGCTACTAAAGCACAGATTGCTAAAGCATTTAAGAGTATGTTGAAAGCAAAGACCACGAACAAGAAAATCCTTTCTTCCTTTGTCGATATGGTCGCTTAACTAACTGTCCACTGCCCCCTGGTCTTGGGGGTATCCTGCCCTATAATTAATCCATCAACAAAAAAGACAATGCCTCGTTCCGCTAACATCGATCCCAACGCACTTCAGCAGTTTTTCTCTGACAACTATGGCAATGAGTTTGATAGTCAAGCAGTTCTGAAAGCTGCGGATCAGTTTGGTGTTTCTTACCCTACCATTTGCAAGCGTCTTGAGAAGTACAAAGTTAGTTACGGTAAGTGGAGTCTCACTGCCGAGCAACTAGAGCAAACCTATCAGGCACCTACTGCACAACCTGCTATTGAACTAAATCTTATTCCTGAAAAAGATGATTCCTTCATCCAGTTTGGTGATTTTGCTGATATCAAAAAAATTATTAAGTCCCGTATTTTTTATCCTACGTTTATCACGGGTCTCTCTGGTAATGGCAAAACGTTTTGTGTCGAACAAGCGTGTGCTCAACTTGGCAGAGAACTCATCCGTGTCAACATCACAGTAGAAACTGATGAAGATGATCTTATTGGCGGTTTCCGTCTGGTTGATGGTAATACTGTCTGGCACAATGGTCCTGTCATTGAAGCTCTTGAGCGTGGTGCTGTTCTCCTTCTGGATGAAATCGATTTGGCATCCAACAAAATCCTTTGTCTCCAATCTATTCTTGAGGGTAAGGGTATCTTCTTGAAGAAGATTGGTAAGTTTGTTCAACCTACAGAAGGATTTACCGTTCTTGCTACTGCCAACACCAAGGGTAAGGGTTCTGATGACGGTCGTTTTATTGGTACTAACGTATTGAATGAAGCATTCCTTGAGCGTTTCTGTGTCACCTTCGAGCAAGAGTATCCTACTCCTGCTGTTGAGTCCAAGATTCTTTTGAAACTCTGTGATGATGCACAGTTCGTTGAAAAACTAGTAGACTGGGCAGACATCATTCGCAAGACTTTCAAAGATGGTGGTATTGATGAGGTTATCAGCACCCGTCGCCTGGTCCACATTGTACAAGCCTACAAGATCTTTGGTAAGCGTATGAAGTCTATCCAAGTTTGTACCAATCGTTTTGACGAAGAAACTAAAACATCATTCATTGAACTCTATGACAAAATTGATGAGAATGTAGACTGTGAAGAATAAACCACTTGACGTATCCTTACATGGATGCTATCATAACAAATTGAGGTACATCAACCAAGCATGTCTTTGAAATACAATGAAGAAGCTCTTCTTCAAGAGCTACGTGATTACATTACTGGAACTTATGGACAACACTATTCAGCAGGCAATGATGCAATTCAGACGTTAGATCTGATTGAAGCCTGTGGAGATGCAGAAGCATTCTGTCGCAGCAACATTCTAAAGTATGCTTCGCGGTATGATAAGAAAGGAACTGCCCGTCGTGACATCATCAAGATCCTTCACTACGGTCTTCTCCTTCTCCACTTCTCCGACAAAAGTAACATTACTGAATCATATCCTCAATGAGCAAACTCATTTTATCTAATGACACTCACGCAATCCTAAAGAACTTTGCTACAATCAATAGTTCTATTATGATTCGTCAGGGTAATACTCTGAAGACTATCAGCGTGGGTGAGAACTCTATTGCAGAGTTCAACTGTGAAGAGACTTTTCCACAGAGTTTTGGCATCTATGACCTGTCGGAGTTTCTGACTGGTATGAGTTTGTTCGACTCTCCTGTTCTGGAGTTTGCAGAGCAACATGTCAATATTATTGGCAATGGTCGCAAGGCACGTTACTACTTCTCCAACCCAGAGATCACTCTCAAGGCAGCACCTGAAAAGAATGTAAAGTTCCCTGGTGCTGATATTGAGTTTAATATTTCTGCTGAAGATATTAAAGCTTTGAAGACTGCCAGCACGGTGTACAGTCTGCCAGATCTATCATTTACTTCTGATGGTGATGGCAACATTGCAATCAAGCTCTTCAACAAAGAAGATGCTACTAGCAATGTATACGAGCAGACTGTAACTGGTAACTCTACAGGCATTCATAATCTTTGTATGAAGATGGATAACCTCCGACTTCACAATGGTGATTATCATGTAGAAGTTTCCCAGAAACTAGTGAGCATGTGGAAGCATCAACGTCTCGACTTGAAGTATTTTATTGCACTTGAACCTTGATGAACAAGAAATTTTTATGGGTGGAAGAGTATCGTCCTCATACAATTGATGACTGTATTCTTCCTGCGAGCATTCTCAATGTGTTCAAAGGTTTTGTTGAACAGGGTGAACTCCCTAACCTGCTACTCCCTGGTAGTGCAGGTATTGGCAAGACCACGGTTGCGAAAGCATTGTGTGAGGAGATTGGTGCCTCATATATCGTTATCAATGGTAGTGACGAGGGTCGCTTCCTAGACACCATCCGACAGAAGGTGCGTACATTTGCCAGCACTGTCTCTCTGTCCTCTAGCAGCGCCCACAAGGTCGTTATTATCGATGAGGCAGACAACACCACCAACGACGTTCAACTGTCGTTGAGGACCGCTATCGAAGAGTTCCATAGCAACTGTCGGTTCATCTTTACCTGTAACTTTCCTAATAAGATCATCGAACCACTGCATTCTCGATGCACTGTGGTTGATTTTAGGATCAAGAATGAGGACAAGCGAGAGATTCAGGGTAAGTTCTTCTTGCGTATGACAAAAATTCTTAAAGAGAATAATGTCACCTTCGACAAAGATGTCATTGGTAAGTTAGTCATGCGTTACAGCCCTGACTGGCGTCGTTTGATCAATGAGTGTCAAAGACACGCAGCTGCTGGTGAGATCAATGTAGATATCCTATGTGATATTGCAGATATCAAACTAGATGACCTTGTGAAAGCAATGAAGAACAAGGAGTTTACTACTATTAAAAGATGGGTAGTAGAAAATACTGACAATGACCCAAACATTGTCATGCGTAAAATTTATGATATCCTTTATGCTAACCTTAAAGGATCATCTATACCTGAAGCAGTTCTGGTTCTAGCCAAGTACCAGTATCAAATTGCTTTTGTTGCCGATCAGGAGATCAACCTGTTGGCATGTTTAACAGAAATTATGCTAGGATGCGAATTTAAATGACTGTACTACTGCGACTATACTCTGGCGAAGATGTTATCTGCCAGATCAAAGAAGAGAATGATGACCGCTATCTCGTAGAGAATGCTGTTGTTGCTGTGCCTATGGAACGTGGACAACTGTCCTTTGCTCCCTGGTCTCCTCTCGCCAAAGAAGGAATTCCTTTGACTATCACCAAAAATTATGTGGTGTATCAAACAGAATTGAATGAAGATTTAACTCAATCATACGAAGGATTGTTTTCTAAAGTAATTACACCACAGAAGAAAATTATTCTCTGATGAAAGTACCTACACAGGAAGAACTGATACATCTAAAAATTCAAGCCGCGATGCGTGAACACGCATGGATTGATGAGGAACTAAAGTATCTTGGTGAACGTGCAGGACATCACTGGTATCTTATTGCGGGTGAGCATGAAGTATCCGCAAATCAAATTGAGGATTTTGAAAATGTCAATGAAGAAGACGACACCTGAAAATGTTCAGGAAGCAAATGAAGCACTGTTTCATGCTACAATGAATCTACCTCATGCTGCAGCTCATTGTGGTATGACAGAACGTGAAATGAAAATGATCTTTCGTGAGTACCTTAAATATCATGCCCCAGACATTGAAGTCGCTAAAAACTCCGTTGAGGTATCCAGGGGGAAAGAGCAGAGCGGTAAGCAAACTGTTCCAGTACCTCCCAGACCTTTCCCAGGCAAGAGAGTATCGTGAACCATTTCTTGGTGGCGGCTCTGTTGCCATCGAGATTGGTAAACGTTATCCAAAACTAGACATCTGGGTCAATGATCTGTATGAACCACTGTATAACTTCTGGAGAGAACTCCAGGAGAATGGTACAGAGATTCGTGATCAGTTGATGCAGTTGAAAGAAGTTTATTGTGAACCAGTATCAGCTAAAGTATTATTTCAACAAGCTAAAGGAAAGGTAAACGATGATCAGACATCCGACATATCTCGTGCTGTTGCTTTTTACGTTGTTAACAAGTGCTCTTTTTCTGGTCTCACTGAATCCAGTTCCTTCTCAAAGCAGGCTTCAGAAAGTAATTTCTCAATGCGAGGCATTGATAAACTCCCAGACTATTCGTTGATGATCAAAGAATGGAAAATTACTAATCTATCTTATGAACAGCTCTTCACCGATGATCGAGATACCTTCATCTATCTCGACCCCCCATATGATATTAGAGATAACCTCTATGGAAGGAGCGGGTCTATGCACAAGTCCTTCTGTCATGATACCTTTGCTAATGATTGCGATCGGTTCATCTGTCCTCAACTTGTATCTTACAATTCGTCTCAACTGGTCAAAGATCGGTTCCAAGGGTGGACAGTAGGAGAATTTGCACACACTTACACCATGAGGAGCGTGGGGAGTTATAATACAGATCAAGCAGCTCGCAAGGAACTAGTCCTTACTAATTATGAAGTGTGAAGTCACCCTATTCGTAGCAGGCACCGTCTTTAAAGAAGAGGTGATTGCACGTAACTACCAGGAAGCAAGAGAGGTTGCTCTTGCTCGTAATCCAAATGCAAAAGTGATGAGTGTTACTGCTAAATTATGAGTTATAAACTTACTGATTATTTGTATTCAATTAATCAGTCGAAGAAAAATATACTGCATGGAGATAAGGAAGCTGTAAAAGGTTATCCTCCCTTCATTATTAATAAGTGCATGTCACATCATATTGATTCGATATTGTACGCCAATGAAATGAATATGCATCCTGAATTAGATAAGCAGATGCAATATGATTTTTTTATAAATAGTTTGAAACCTAGGAAGCGTTTCGCTCCTTGGGCGAAGAAGGAAACTCTTGAGCATCTTGACTTGGTGAAGCAATATTATGGATATAACCATAACAAAGCACTTGCCGCTTTAAGAATTCTCACGAATTCTGATCTTGAAACAATAGCAAAACTATTAGATACAGGCGGAACAAGATGAGCACTGAAATTGAAGTACAATGGCAACCTTCTGATATGGTAGAAGTTAGTCTGTCTGAACCAGACGATTTTCTGAAGGTTCGTGAGACACTAACCCGTATTGGTGTTGCTTCAAGAAAAGAACGTAAGCTATATCAATCATGTCATATTCTACACAAGCAGGGTAGATATTACATCGTTCATTTTAAAGAGTTGTTTGCTTTGGATGGCAAAAAAACAAACTTTACTCTTAATGATGTTCAACGAAGAAATCGTATCACTCAACTGTTATCAGACTGGGGTCTCGTATCTGTAGTTGAAGCAGAACGCATTGAAGATATTGCTCCTCTCAATCAAATTAAAGTGTTGTCTTTTAAGGATAAAGATGACTGGATCCTAGAGTCAAAATATAATATTGGTCGCAAGAAAACTGAAGTGTAAACCGAATAAAAAATAACGGGGTTCAACACCCCGTTTTTTATTGCTAGTGTTAATATATACTTATGGATGCCTTCGGGGTCCACACAAAAACACTCGCTAATACAGGAGTTACTCATGAACAAGTACGCTTGGGATGTCTATTCCCCACACTTTGTCGGGCTCGATGATATCTTTCATCGCCTAGATAGTATGACTGCACACAATACTAACTACCCCCCGTACAATTTAATCAAGCATGACACTAGTAATTACGAAATCGAAATTGCTCTTGCAGGTTTTAAAAAAGAAGAGATTGAGGTATCTACAGAATCTAACATTCTCAAAGTTGCCAGCATCAATAAGAAAAGAGATACTGAACCAGAATACTTACACAAAGGATTGTCTAAAAGATCCTTTACCAATACCTGGCAACTAGGTGATGATGTTAGAGTTGTAGATGTAGTTTTTGAAGATGGTTTGCTTTCTGTTTCGCTAGAAAAAATTCTACCCGAACATCAAAGAAGAACTGTCTATAATATTGGTGGTGATAAAGAGTTATTGTTAGAATGAAATCATTAATTATTCACTTGGTAGCCTTCTGGAATGTTGCGGTAGTAAATTGCGTCCAACCAGTCAACTGGCAGTATTGTTATCGAGTGGATCAGTGGTTGATACCTGAAATGATACAAGGATATAAGCTTTGGTCTGGACAAACTCATCCATACCAAAATGAAAAGGAATATCTTATTACTAAATAAAGACATATCGTCGCCGCAGAGGGGCAACTGGCACAATCCAGTTGACGCCCCTCTTTTTTTGTGTTAAAATAAAACAGTTCAACACTTTTCTATTATGGCAAACGCAATCGTAGTCCTGTCTGGTACACACGAACGTATTATTTGTGACCTGCAGGAAGTACGTGAAGGAGACGAGCAAGATGGCAAGCCCATTTGTCTCATCATGATTCGACCCTACACTTTGAACCTAGAACAGGGTCCTGAAACGGGGCGTCAGGAAGTGCAAGTCCGATTCAATAAGTGGCTTCCATTCTCTATTGATACACAATTTAAAATTCCATTCTCTTCCGTAACATGTGTTGGTGCAGTGGATCCTGGTTTGGAAGAAGCTTATACAAGAACTGTAGCACAAGCAGTAGAACAAGAGCAAGCACAAGTGGAAGCAGCAGCTGCTGAAACTGGATTTGTTCCAGTAGTTGAGGAGGTAACTGATGCTGAAGCTCCTGCGGTTTGAGAGTCGCTGGATAGTCAGCGAAGTTGAAGAGATTCCTGGTGTTGAGTTCGGGGATCCCGATTGTGTGCTAAAATACCCCTGTGAGGTAACGGAAGATGGTCTCACCACCTTCCCACCTTTTTCCGATGACCGTGAGTTGGCGGTCAGGTCTTCAGACATCACTTTGATTGCTGAACCTGATAGCAAAACCGCATCGCTTTTTTACGAAATCAAATCTGAATGAAGTTTTACACCAGTGTTGAGCAAACAGGCAATACGATCCTAGTCCGTGGGTACGACCACGGTCTGCCTTTTGAAGATCGTGTCAAGTTTAATCCTACACTGTTTCTTCCTTCTAGAGTTAAGGAAGAATGGAAAACACTTGATGGTCGAAGTGTGCGCCCTGTCCAACAGGGTTCTATCGGGGATGCAAAATCCTTTATGGAAGCACACCGAGACCTAGAAGACTATGAAATCTGTGGTCAGACTCGTTTTCTTAATCAGTACATCTTTGAGACGTACCCTGATGAGGACATGAAGTTTGATATGAATCAGATTCGTATCTTCACTCTTGATATTGAGACGGGTGCCGAGAATGGTTTCCCTGACATCGAGTCGGCTGACCAGGAGATCCTTCTGATCAGCATTAAAGACTCTACAACGGGCAAGATCACAGTGTATGGTTCACGTCCCTTCATGAATACAGAGAAGGACGTGCAATACCTACAGTTCCAGACCGAGGAAGGTTTGTTGAAAGGATTCCTCCACGATTGGCAGGCAAACTGCCCTGACGTGATCACTGGATGGAACGTACAACTGTTCGATATGCCGTATATCATCCGCCGCATAGAGCGTATCCTTGGTGAGAAAGAAGCAAAGCTTCTCTCGCCTTGGAAGAACATCTATCCACGTAGGATCTTTATCAAGGGTAGAGAACAACTTGCTTATGACATCACTGGTGTAGCAACACTAGACTATCTTGAGTTGTATCGTAAGTTTACTTACACCAACCAAGAATCTTATCGTCTAGATCATATTGCATTCGTAGAACTAGGTCAGAAGAAACTTGACCACAGTGAGTATGATACTTTTAAAGAGTTCTATACTAAAGACTGGCAGAAGTTTGTAGAATATAACATCATTGACGTTCGCCTGGTTGACAGGTTGGATGACAAGATGAAACTGCTAGAACTAGCTGTCACCATGGCGTATGATGCCAAGGTAAATTTTGAGGATGTGTATTCACAGGTCCGTATGTGGGATAACATCATCTATGTGTATCTTGCACGTCAGAAGATTGCTATCCCACCTAAACGTAAATCACAAAAAGATGCGAAGTATGCTGGAGCGTATGTTAAAGAACCTATTCCAGGGATCTATGACTGGGTTGTCTCTTTTGACCTCAACTCCCTATACCCTCACCTCATTATGCAGTACAATCTCTCGCCAGAGACGCTGCTACCCACCCGTCACCCCAGTGCAAACGTCGAGAGACTACTTGCTAAAGAAATAGACACAAGCTCCTTGGAGGGGGTCACAGTGTGTCCTAACGGCACCTATTACGACACGACAAACCAGGGTTTCTTGCCCAAGCTGATGGAGAAGATCTATCAGGAACGAACCATCTACAAGAAAAAGATGCTCGCTGCCAAGCAGCAGTATGAGAAGACACCTACTGTCGCATTACAGAAAGAAATCTCTCGCTGTAACAACATTCAGATGGCAAGGAAGATCCAACTCAACTCTGCTTATGGTGCCATTGGTAACGAACACTTTCGATACTTTCGATTGGAGATTGCTGAAGCAATCACACTATCAGGTCAGTTGTCTATCCGATGGATTAGTGACAAGACCAATGCATACTTGAACAATATTCTGAAGACAAATGACATTGATTACGTTATTGCTTGCGACACCGATTCTATGTATCTTAACCTCGGTCCTTTGGTGCAGGAGGTATTCAAGGGACGAGAGGCAAATGATGAAGTCATTGTTGGGTTCCTTAACAAGGTGTGTGAGGTGGAATTTGAGAAGTTTATTGAAAGTTCTTACCAAGAACTCTCCACTTATGTTCGGGCATACGCGCAGAAGATGAAGATGAAGCGGGAGAACATCGCTTCCAAGGGCATCTGGACCGCCAAGAAACGATATATCCTCAACGTCTGGGACAGTGAGGGTGTTCGTTACAATGAACCAAAGATGAAGATCTGTGGTATGGAAACGGCACGTTCATCTACCCCTGCGTTCTTCCGAGACAAACTCAAGAAAGCTTACACCATCATTATTAATGGTGACAATGATGATGTGATTAAATTCATTGATGAAGTAAGAGAAGAGACAAAAAACCAAGAGTATCAGGACATTGCGTTCCCTCGTGGTTGTAATAATCTCTCCAAGTATCAGTCAAGAACTGATATCTATTCTAAAGGTACACCTATTCACGTTAGGGGTGCTCTGTTGTACAATTTTTACGTGAGAAAGTACAAGATTCAAAACAAACATGCGTTGATACAAGAGGGCGAGAAGATTAAGTTCTTATATTTGAGAACTCCCAATCCAATCATGGAGAATACTATCTCCTTTATGGGTAGAATACCCACAGAGTTCAATATCGAAAGATATATCGATCACAAGATGCAGTTTGAGAAATCATTCTATGAACCTCTCAAGAATGTGCTAAACTGTATTGGCTGGGACTCCGAGAAAACTATTTCACTACTATCATTTTTATAATTATGGACTTCTTATCTTCTATCCTCAAGGACACCAAGAATGAGTTTGCTTCTCGTGCATCTGATGGCATTGCTGCTGGTGACGTTGAAACTTTTGTTGATACTGGAAGTTATATCTTTAATGCCCTGGTTAGTGGCAGCATTTTTGGAGGTATTCCCTCCAATAAGATCACTGCTCTTGCAGGAGAATCGGGGACTGGAAAGACTTTCTTTTGCCTTTCTGTCGTTCGTAATTTCCTTGATCTTGATCCTGATGCTGGCGTCCTTTATTTTGAAACCGAGTCTGCCATTAGTAAGCAGATGATTGAGAGTCGTGGTATTGACTCCAAGCGTATGGTAATTTTCCCTGTCAATACAGTGGAGGAGTTCAGGACCCAGGCAGTCAGGATCATCGACAAATATATGGAAACTCCTAAAGAGGAACGCAAACCTCTCATGTTTGTGCTAGACTCTCTTGGTATGCTAGCCACCAACAAAGAAGTGCAAGACGCCACGGACGACAAGCAAGTTCGTGACATGACAAAATCACAATTGATTAAGTCTTGTTTCAGGATTCTTACATTGAAACTTGGCAAGGCTAACATACCTATGCTAGTTACTAATCACACCTATGATGTCATCGGTTCTTACGTCCCTACAAAAGAAATGGGAGGAGGTAGTGGTCTCAAATATTCCGCCTCTACAATCGTTTATCTCGGAAAGAAAAAGGAGAAAGATGGAACGACTCTCGTCGGAAACATTATCAAATGCGAGGCTAAAAAGTCTCGTCTGACAAGAGAAGGTTCCAAGATTGAAACAAGACTGTTCTTTGACGAGCGTGGACTTGAGAAATATTATGGGTTGCTTGAGCTTGGTGAGGCAGGAGGTTTGTGGAAGAATGTTGCTGGTCGATACGAAATGGATGGCAAGAAAGTCTATGCCAAACAGATTTTGAAAGACCCTGATCAGTATTTCACACCCGAAGTTCTTGCCAAACTAGATAAACAGGCGCAGAAGACATTCTTGTATGGAGCAGACGATGACGGAGAAGCTTGAACACTCTATATTAAGAAACCTGCTTTGTAATGAAGAATACTTTCGGAAGGTAGTCCCTTTTGTCAAAGGAGACTACTTTCAGGATCAAACGGAGCGAGTTTTATTTGAAGAGATTCAAGATTTTTCTAATAAGTATGACAAGTATCCGACCAAAGAAATCTTAATCATTAATCTAACTCAACGTAATGATCTTACTGAAGAAATTTACACGCAAACTGTATCGTATGTTAACTCGCTTGGTACAGAGTTTATTGAGACGAAGTGGTTGGTCGATGCGACGGAGAAATGGTGTCAGGAGAGGGCAGTATACAATGCCCTCCTCGAATCTATCAAAATCGCAGAGGGATCGGGTGAACAGGAAGTATCAAAGGATGCGATCCCAAGTATCCTACAACAGGCTCTCGCAGTATCGTTTGATGAACACATCGGACACGACTACGTTCAGAATGTAGACGAAAGATACGACTATTATCACCTTGAAGAGCACAAGATTCCCTTTGACATTGATAAGCTGAATCTAATCACCAAGGGTGGTATTCCTAACAAGACACTCAACGTTGCTCTTGCTGGAACTGGTGTTGGTAAGTCACTATTCATGTGTCATATGGCAGCAGCATGTCTTTCTATTGGATATAATGTCCTCTACATCACACTGGAGATGGCAGAAGAAAAGATTGCTGAACGTATTGATGCTAACCTCTTGAATGTTAACATCCAAGAGATTGGTGAGATGCCTGAAGCTATATTCAAAAGTAGAGTCAATGAAATTGGTAGGAAATCTCAAGGTAAATTGATTATCAAAGAGTATCCTACTGCTGCAGCACACTCTGGTCACTTTAAGTCATTGTTGAGTGATCTCTCACTTAAGAAAGACTTCAGACCTAACATAATCTTTGTTGATTATCTAAACATCTGTGCTTCATCACGATACAAAGGACACATTGTTAACTCTTATACCTATGTCAAAGCGATTGCGGAAGAGTTACGAGGTCTGGCGGTCGAACATGACCTACCTGTTGTCACTGCTACTCAAACTACTCGCAGTGGTTTTGGTAATAGTGATGTTGATCTTACAGATACTTCTGAATCTTTTGGTCTTCCCGCTACTGCCGATCTTATGCTTGCTCTCATATCTACTGAAGAGTTAGAGCAGTCGGGTCGTATCATGGTCAAGCAACTCAAGAACAGATACAACGATGCTGCTTATTACAGACGCTTCACTGTAGGCATTGACAGATCAAAAATGAAGCTGTATAATGTCGATGATTCTGAAGGTGATATCCTATCTTCTGATTCTCCTGAAGAGGAGACCATTGACCGCCTAGACGACATCTCTGACAGGCAATCTAGACTAGACAAATTTTCCCAATTCGTAATCTAAACATGACCATTCAATTTGAACGCTATGAAGAATTTGTGGCAGCAGTTACTTCAGAGTGCTCTACAAATTTTGTTGACTTTGCTGATCGTATTGGTGATCTGGATCGACAAGGTGCCAATATTGAGAGACTTCTTACTGCTGGGGTTGGAATTAATGCTGAAGGTGGTGAGTTCCTTGAGATCATTAAAAAAATGGTCTTCCAAGGAAAACCGTGGAACGAAGATAATCGTGAGCATCTTATCATTGAGTTGGGTGATATTATGTGGTACGTTGCTCAAGCTACAATGGCACTTGATATATCCTTCGATGAGGTAATTGATACTAATATCAATAAACTGAAGAAACGTTACCCTGGTGGTGAGTTTAGTGCTCATAGGTCAGAGGTTCGTGCAGCAGGCGATCGTTAAAATATTATAAAGAACCCTCCATTTGTGAGGGTTTCGTGATAATATAGATCTGTCAGCAACGAACTGCCAATGATCAACCTACATGAAAAATTTAATCACTACCTCCATACTAACAAGACACCTGATTGTGGAAATATTGACGATAGCTTGATTGGGTATGGTTGGCGTGATGATGGTAAAAAAATTGTAGGATACTATCTCTTAACCAAACGGCACAGACACCACTACACCTTGACTGATCAGTATGTTGGTAAAGAATCTAACTAACTTTTATACCTCCTCTAAATACTAGGGGAGGTATTTTTTATGGCAGAAAATATTAGTGCTGACGTTAACGAACTGCACTGTGCCTGGTATCTTAATGGCAAGTCTTGGACTGGTGGACTAGATTCTACCGACAAGGCAGTTTATGATGATCGCGTAGAAAAATTATCTAAAAAACCTGATGAACTGAAGGCTCGTATTGCTCAAGCAGAAGTCATGGCAGACAAGTTTGTGGAGTGGGCTGGTAAACATGGATATACTGGTGTAGATGAGGTATATTGGACTGCCAAATCGTCTTTTAACTATAGAAGTTTACCTGGTAAGTATAGTTCTTCTTATGTGTCGGAGAGTAAGAACAACCCTACTGATGTACTTGTCAAATTTAAATCTTCTACCAGGTATGCTGATCCATATCTAGGATTATCTGCTAAATCTTTGCTCAAAACACTGACTCAAGAGGCACCTGTTAAGAACCCAGGCATGGGCAAGATTGAAGAGTTTATCAAACAACCTGGAGTCTTTCAGAAACTGTTAGAACAAGGAGTTGCAGCTGCACATAAAGAGTCTAGTGTGCCTTATGCTGGTAAGTATTTGAATAAAGATGAAATTAAAAGACTACTTAAACCAACAAAGCAAAATAAGAAGGGTGATCCTGATTGGTTGATAGTCAATCAAAAATATACTAAACAAATTCTTGGTGGATGTAGAGACATTTTGAAGGATGCATTCACCAAGATGGGTGACATTGATATCAAAATGTATATTTTGGATGAGTTGCTTGACACAGATAAGTTACCCAAGTATGTCAAGGTGACTGGTAGATCTGATAAAACTATAACAAACGTTCAGGCAACAGTTGATGACCCACTAGGCAATGCAAAGTTTGATGCACTGGTTAAAAAGAATAAACCACTTAAGTATGAGAACCTAGGTGGTGATGATGGTTATACTATTGGTGTTAAGGCAGGTGAAAAACAAATTGTCCAGATCAGATTTAAGTTCTCTGGTACACAACTAGCAACAGGACTAAAGATGAGTGTTGCTCCTTGGCCTGGTTCTATAGAGAAAGGGATTGAGTCAGACTGATGTCAAATATTAAACAGCTTAAGCACCTAGAGCATCTAGAAGATGAGATGTTGAACTATGGCACCGAGGGGTGTGAGGCAGCAGTATCTTTCTTGAAAGAACTCCGTAAAATGTTGGGTCATCAGGAGAGTGGTGGTTTCATGCAAACTAAATGGGATGGTGCTCCGTCTGTTATATGTGGTGTGCATCCAGAGCATGGGTACTTCTTTGTAGGAACCAAGTCGGTATTTAATAAGACTGAACCAAAGATCTGTGCATCAGAAGCAAAGATTGACATGCTGTATCAGGGAGACTTGGCAGAAAAACTAAAGTTCTCTTTGAGATACTTTAGTGAACTAGGTATCAAGGGTGTGGTGCAAGGAGACCTGTTATTTACCAGTGATCTAAAGACAGAGACAGTTGATGGAGAGAGACTGTATACATTCAGACCTAATACTATTACATATGGTATACCTGTAGATCATCCTATTGGAAAGGCAGCAAAGACTGCTAAAATAGGCGTAGTATTCCACACGCATTACACTGGTAATATTTTATCAGAGATGCAAGCAAGAGCTGGTGCTGATATTACTGGTTCTTCTGATGCATTGGTGATTAAAAATGACACACCAATGGATCGAGTTGGTTTTAGTCAAACAGAATTACAACGCTTTGATAGACATGTACAAAAGATCGAACGCATGTGCTCTATTGCTGGTAAGTTTCTTGACAATCTTGTCTCTAATATGGGTAACAAAGGTGATGCAAAGTTCCACATCTCCACCTTCATCAAACAGTTCTTCAATTCAGAAGTTAGAGCTGGGACTCAAATTACGAACGTGGACGAGACGATCTACTCACTGATAAACTTCTATGATGAGAAGATGCAGAAGGAGTTAGCAAAGATCAAGACAGTTGCTAACAGAACAAAGAAGTGTGCGCTGGTGTATGAGAGTCAGAACTATCTCCTAGATAATGTCTATAACTTTAAGACTATGATTGCTCTTTATAAAGAGATTCAAGATTTAAAACAAATGGTTATAGATAAACTGGACCACCTAGAAGAGTTCCGAACCTATGTCCAGACAGAGAATGGATATAAGGTGACGACACCTGAAGGATATGTTCTTCATAAAGATGGTAGTATGATTAAATTTGTTAATAGATTTGAGTTTGCATTCAATAACTTCACTCTACAAAAACAATGGCGTTAAATTGTAAGACCTGCTACTTTACGTTTGGCAGATTCCAACCACCTACTACTGGACACAAAGATAACTTTGATGGAGTGAAACGTGCAGCAGGACGACATGATTATCGCATTTATATTTCTCAATCCCACGACACTAAAGGAAAGAATCCCCTCTCACCTGATCGTAAACTATTCTACATGGAGAAGATGTTCCCAGAGCATAAGGGTAAGATCTTTTCGGGTCCTAAACAACCCGTGGAGATCCTACAGGAGCTTATGATGCATGGGTATAATGAGGCAGTGTTCCTTGTAGGTTCTGATAGAGTGAACGCCATGTCATTCCTCCATAAATATAACGGAACAGAATTTTCTTTCCGCAAGATTGAAATTAAATCTTCAGGTAGCAGAGATGCTGATGGAGATACCTTTGCTATTTCTGGAACGAAGATGAGACGTGCAGCATTTAAAGCCGACTTCAAAACATTCAGGGCTGGTATACCCAGAGCACTGAATGATAAAGATTGTATGGCAATGATGATGGAGATAAAAGCAAATCTACCTGCAAATTTTAAATGAAAGATTTCAAAAAATTGAGAGAGCAGGCAGTTCGCCAACAACATAGACAAACTGATACCTTTGCTGAAGGTGATGTTGTTATGAATGCATTGACTGGGCAGAAGGGTGTTATACATCGGTCTGGAGTCAACTATGTTATTGCAATTACAGAGTCTGGTGAGATGTTTAGAGCGTGGGTAAAAGACATCCGCGCTGTACAAGTAATTGATACCATAAATAAAGACAGGAAAAGTAGTATTTTCAATAATGGAAAGACAGAAACCAGTCAATAGTGTGCAGCATAATGATGCCTATTCCCAGGCACTTATCAATTCTTATTCCAAGTGGATGGGTGGAGAAGGATTCCAACAGTCTACTATCAGTGAAGAGGCTGCTACCATCCCCGCACCAGAGAAGAAAGAACTAGGAGCTCCTGGTCCTGCTGGTGGTGCTGATGCATCTACTTCTATCCCTGACCTTTCTGGTAAGGAAAAGAAAGAGGATGACTTCTCCACTAAAGACCCTAAAGCAAACGCTGCTCCCCCTGATCCTGCTGCTAACCTACGTACAGGTCAAGGCATGAAGTATTCTGTTGGTGCAGAAATTAGAGATACTACAAAGGTTGTTGCTCGTGAAGAGACTGAAGACCTAGAAGAGAAGAATGGTCTCTATGCTAACATCCATGCTAAAAAGAAGCGTGGTGAAGCACCTGCAAAGAAAGGTAGTAAGGACTATCCTGCTGCTGATGCCTTCACTAAATCTGCAAAGACTGCCAAGAAAGAGTCACTCTCTTTTGAACTAGGTGGTGAGACATACATCTTTGAAGTTAAGATGGATGGTAAAGATGACAACGGCAATACCTCTTGCTGGAAAGGATATAAGAAGCAAGGCACCAAGAAGAAAGGTGGTAAGGAAGTTAACAACTGTGTCAAGGCAGGGTTTGAACCCACTGGCGAAGAGATCAAAGAGAAGAAACTTGATCCCGTAGGCAAGGAAGACAAGGACATCGACAATGATGGTGACCATGATAAGTCTGACAAGTATCTTCTAGCACGTCGCAAGAAGGTCTCCAAGATCATCAACACCAGCAAGAAGATGAAGGAGCAAGCAGAACTTCGTAAGGAGATCGAAGAAGAAAAAAAGTAAATGAGGCTTGCGGATGTGACGACAAGCCTGCAAAGAAAGGCGCAACCGTTGAAATAATGCCTGACATTAAAGACGGTGCTGCTGAAGATAAAGAGAATAACAAGAAGAATAAAAAGTATATTCTCAAGGCAATGAAGAGTCAGAAAAAGGCGGACTAAATACAGGGGCATACTATGCCCCTAAAATCATGCTAGCATTTCTACTTCCACTCGCATCAAAAATTATCAAAGATGCAGTTGCAAATATTCCAGAGAATGAGGAACTTGGTGAGAAGATGGTTGAGATCTGTCTTGTTATTCTTGCTAAAGCAGTTAAGTTGACCAAGACTGATATGGATGATCAACTTCTTGAAGTTGTTTCAGCAGCAATTAAGAATAGAGAAGAGTGATAATATTGGGAGGGGTATAGTGCCTCTCCCTTTTTTTATAAATAATATGAGAATCGAATAGTCTACTGGAGATCCAATGTCCCTATACGGAAGCACGGATAGCAACGCCAACAAAGCCAAAGCAGGCATTGGAGTTGCTGCATCCTCACAAGCAAAGCAAACAATTTTTATTGACGATACTGAAGCAGCTCTTCCCGAGAATAAGGCTCGTGGTTTGAATGCTCCTGGTTGGTGGTCATACTATACCTTCACTGACTGTGATGGTAACACCCGCCATAAGGCAGAGATGCTAGTCACTATCGCTGGTCCCGAAACTAACGCTAACGAGACCCAGGCTGATGACGCTGCAGCAGCAGATGAAAGTGTAATCATTGACATCCAGACACAACCAGCAGATACTGCTGTTGCTGTTGGTGCTGCTCTATCACTGGTACTCGCTGCCACCGCTACCCCACCTGCAGATGCATCTGTTCTCACCTATCAGTGGCAGAAGTTGTCTGAATCTTCACGTTGGGCAAACGTTTCTGGAGAGACTGGAACTACACTTGATATTGGTACATATGCTGCTACTGACGCTGGTTCATACCGTGTCAAGATCAACTCTACCAACGGTGCTGCTGAAGTTATCTCCGCTACCGCAGTAGTTACTACTGCCTAATGATACATGAAGTTCGATGAGTTGAACCAGGACAACTGGTTAATGTTTGCTATACGTAATTATAATAACCCGAACTCCGCTACGTATGATGACTTTAAAAAAGATCTAAATAAGATCAAGTGCGTCAAACGTTTATTTCGTCGTTATGAAATGCACGGTGAGTTGAAAGTTCATCTCATTTTAAATCATATCATCGTCATGTACAATGTATTTGATGATGCTGCAACGCCTCTATTGTTCTATAAAATAGAGGCGAAACACTGGTCAAAATTAAAAGCTTTTATGTTGACCCTTAACCGCTTACCAGAAAGTCTAAACCTCGACGTTGATCAAGAATGTCTGAAGAATCTAAATCTACTGTAAATGAAATGATGGCTGGTGATGGCGCTGCTTTGTCAATGCCACCTGCTTTCGTGTTTGTTAATCCAAAGTCTCAACGTAGATATAAGAAAGCCAATCAAGACAAGGTAGATGGTCGCACCAAGGGTGCAAAAACAATGCTCTCTCGTATACAGTCCCGCAAGAAAATGAAAGAAGAACTAGATACTCAAATTGTAGAAGCTGCTCCTTCTGAAACAGAAAGAGCGCAGAAACAAATCGGTCAGATGAAAAAACTAGGCCGTTCTAAAGATCTGCAAAAGAAAAGGGACGAAGCGAAGAAAAAAATGCAGTCCAAGACGAAAGAAATGGACGTGCTAATGAAAGCTCGTATGTCTGACTTTAAAAAGAAGGCATCCGATCAAACATCTAAACTTAAAAAAGAAGAAACTGAAGTGACTACTGACATGATTACTGAATCCACTGCACAACAAGATGCTCTAGACGTTGCACTCCAAGTTGCAACCTCCGAACTCAATCCTTCTGGTGAGTCTTCCTTTGCGAAGATTACATTTGGTGATGGATCGCAACAGAACCTTGATAATTTTTCTGCAAAAAGAATTGCTGCATGTTATGCACAACTTCCTAATGAGCAGGCAACACAGTTCCGTTACATGTTGAATAAAGATGCTTCGACCTATCAGTCGGCATTGGATTTCGCTGTAAGGAATGTATAAATATTAAGTATAATTACGCACATTGGATTGTAGTATATGGCGTTCGGTCTTGGTAGATTAGCAGTATTAGAAAGTAAACTGAACATTTATGAAGATCTCTCCAAAGAGATGCTTGACAAGCTTGAAAGAGCAGTAGGTACAATCTCTGATAACAGTAACAAGATTGCTGTAATCTTGGAGCGCCATGAAAATCGTCTGGATGAATCCGAACGTGCCGATAAACTCATCATCGGTATGCTTGAGGAGATGAAGGTACGGCATGAAAAAGATAATGAAGTTTTGCACGAGAGAATTTCTTCAGTGCAAAAGAAAGTAGATGTTAATGCAAAGTTTGTCATCGGTGCAGGAGCAGTGATTGCAACTGTTGTGACAGTGATGCAAGTGGTTCCAAATTTTGTCAAAACATTGACAGCCACACCAGTATCTGGTATCATGGATGTAGTGATCGACCAAGTTGATGAGTTACCTGGACAGCAAATACGTAAGTTTAGTTAGTCCACAACTGCAGAAGTTTACCAAGAAAAAGGAGCACCTGTATAACTTCAGGTGTCCCTATTGTGGTGACAGTAAAAAAAAGAAGAACCTAGCGCGTGGGTATATCTTTCGTGTGAAAACTGATTACGTTTACAAATGCCACAACTGTGGTGTTGGTAGGACCTTCACTAATTTTTTGAAAGATCAAAGCCCTGGTCTTTACAATGAATATGTCATGGAAAGATACCGTGATGGGTTGACTGGCAAGGGAACACAAACTCCTTCACCGAAGTTTGATTTTAAAAAACCAGTCTTCAAATCTTCTCTTAATTTACAGAAGATTTCGGAGCTAAATAACTCTCACCCCGCCCGTCAATATCTAGAGCAACGCAAAATTAAAGACCTGGATTATTTCCTTTACTGTCCTAAATTTAAAGAGTGGACCAACAGTCAAACGCCTACATTCGATGACATGAGAGGCGATGGTCCACGTATTATTCTGCCACTATACACAGCAGATAAAGTAATGTTTGGTTACCAAGGTAGATCACTCTCCCCCAGAACCAAGTTGCGATACATTACTATCATACTAGACGAATCGCAACCTAAAATATTTGGCCTCGATAAAATAAATCCTAATGAAAGAGTCTACATCACTGAAGGACCGTTTGACAGCACGTTCATTCGCAACTCGATTGCTATGTGTGGAAGTGACGTTCATGTCCCTGATCGGATTGCTAGCGATTGCTGCTACGTATACGATAACGAACCGAGAAATAGAGAGATCGTCAATCGAGTCAGTAAAACAATCGATTCAGGCAACTCCGTAGTTATCTGGCCGTCATCGATTACACACAAAGACATCAACGACATGTACCTTGCTGGACATGACGTGCAGCATATGGTAGAATCAAATACCTACCGTGGACTGGAAGCTAAACTTAAACTGAACACATGGAAGAAAGTATGAGCATCAATGTAGAAAAGAGAGATGGAACGGTTGAGGTTCTTGACCTAGAAAAAATTCATAAGATGGTTGAAGAGGCATGTCAGGGTCTCGGTGGCGTCTCCTCCAGCCAGGTGGAGATGAATTCTGGCATTCAATTCTTTGATGGCATCACCACGATCCAGATCCAGGAGATCCTAATTCGCTCTGCAAGCGACCTAATTGATCTGGACCACCCCAACTACCAATTTGTTGCTGCTCGCCTGCTCCTGTCCTGCCTACGTAAGGAAGCGTTCCATAAGAACATCTGGAAGGAAGGCATGCCGTCAGTGTTTGACGTGACTGCATACAATGCTACAGTCAATAGAGTCTATGATGAAGAAATCCTAGACAAGTATACTGATGAAGACTGGATGAAGATCAATTCTTGGATTGATCATGATCGTGATTACCTGTTTACCTATGCTGGTCTTCGTCAAGTAACAGATAAATATCTCGTTCAGGATAGAAGTGCTGGAGAAGTCTATGAGACTCCACAGTACATGTATATGCTTATTGCATTAACTCTCTTTGCTGAATACCCATTGGCAACCAGACTCGATTATGTCAGAAGATACTACGACGCAATCAGCAAGCACAAAATCAACATTCCCACACCTATCATGGCAGGGGTGCGAACTCCACTTCGACAATTTGCTAGCTGTGTTCTTGTTGATAGCGATGACACCCTCGATAGTATCTTTTCTAGTGACATGGCGATTGGCAAGTATGTTGCTCAACGTGCAGGAATCGGTATCAACGCAGGCAGAATCCGTGGGGTCAACAGTAAGATCCGAGGTGGAGAAGTCGCGCACACAGGTGTTATCCCATTCCTCAAAAAGTTTGAAGCAACTGTCAGATGCTGTACTCAAAATGGCATTCGCGGTGGATCAGCTACAGTCCACTTCCCAATCTGGCACCAAGAGATAGAAGATATTATTGTTCTCAAAAACAATAAAGGATCAGAAGACAATCGAGTGAGGAAACTTGACTACTCAATCCAAATTTCAAAACTTTTCTACGAACGTTTCATTGAGAATGGAGAGATTAGCCTGTTCTCACCGCATGACGTACCAGGTCTCTATGATGCTTTTGGTACTGATGCATTTGACGCTTGCTATGTGGACTATGAATCAGATCAGTCTGTTCCAAGAAAGACTGTCGGGGCACAGGAACTAATCCTAAACCTCCTGAAGAATCGTGCAGAGACTGGTCGCATGTATCTGATGAACATCGATCACTGTAATTCACATTCATCCTTCCTGGATAAAGTGAACATGAGTAACCTGTGTCAGGAGATCACCCTGCCTACAGATCCTATTCAACACATCGATGGTAAAGGTGAGATTGCTTTGTGTATTCTATCTGCTATCAATGTAGGTAAACTAAAGAACCTTGATGACCTTGAGGATCTATGTGACCTTGCTGTTCGTGGTCTAGAAGAACTCATTGACTATCAGGAGTACCCCGTCAAGGCAGCCAGAGAGTCCACAATCAACCGTAGGTCTCTTGGCATTGGATACATTGGTTTAGCACACTTCCTGGCGAAGCAGGGTGAGCATTATGATGATGCGAAGGCACTGAAACTAGTTCATGAGTTGACTGAAGCATTCCAATACTACTTGCTTAAGTCATCCAATCAGATTGCTAAAGAAAAGGGTGCTTGTGGATACTTTGATCGTACAAAATATTCCCAGGGCATTCTTCCGATTGATACATATAAAAAAGAAGTTGACGAACTAGTACCAAATGACCTATCGCTTGATTGGGGAACTCTACGGCAGACAATCAAAGAGTTCGGACTACGACATAGCACGTTGTCCGCTCAAATGCCAAGCGAAAGTAGTTCCGTTGTGTCAAACGCAACAAATGGAATCGAACCACCTAGAGGGTATCTGTCCGTTAAGAAGAGCAAAAAGGGACCACTTAAACAGATCGTTCCGCAATACCAGACTCTTAAAAATAATTATACCCTTCTGTGGGATATGCCTAGCAACGCTGGCTATATTAATATTGTTGCTGTGATGCAAAAGTTCTTCGACCAGGCAATCTCTGGTAACTGGAGCTACAATCCACTGAACTATCCTGATAATGAGATCCCTGTGTCTGTTATGGCACAAGATTTCTTAACTACATACAAGTACGGTTGGAAGACTTCTTACTATCAAAACACTTATGATTCAAAAGAAGATCCAGAAGAAGAAGACAAAAAGCAAAGCATCGAAGACCTATTAACTCAAATTCTAGACACACAAACCGAGGAAGAAGACTGTGACAGTTGCAAAATTTAGAGTAAGCGATGAAACACCAAAGAAATCTGTTGAAGGCATGACTGTCTTTAATACTAACAAAGTGAATGCTATGAAACAACCTATGTTCTTTGGTGCTCCTTTGGGAGTTCAACGTTATGATCAATACAAGTATCCCGTCTTTGAAAAACTTACACAGCAACAACTGGGATACTTCTGGAGACCTGAAGAGGTATCGCTCCAGAAGGACCGTGCAGACTATCAAACACTTCGCCCCGAGCAGAAGCACATTTTTACTTCCAACCTTAAGTACCAGATCCTCCTGGATAGTGTACAAGGGCGTGGTCCTGGGATGGCTTTTGCACCTTACTGTTCTCTACCCGAGCTTGAGGCTGCAATGAATATCTGGCAGACTATGGAGATGATTCATAGTCGGTCTTACACATACATCATTAAGAATGTGTACCCAGATCCTACCGAGGTTCTTGATACTATTGTTGACGATGAGAAGATTCTTGATAGGGCTCAGTCTGTAACTCGTGCTTACGATGAGTTCTTACAGGCAGCACAAGAATGGGGTGCTGGTAATCAATGGGAACACGCACTTGATGATGTTCCTACAGCACAGTATGAACTACGTGAACTGAAGAGAAAACTTTATAGGGCAGTTGTTAATGTATACATTCTTGAGGGTATTCGTTTTTACGTTAGCTTTGCATGTTCCTTTGCTTTTGGCGAACTTAAAATGATGGAGGGTAATGCCAAAATCATTGGACTGATTGCTCGCGATGAGTCACAGCATATGACTATTACCTTAAACATTATTAAGAAATGGTTGGAAGGTGATGACCCAGAGATGCGTGAGATTGCTAAAGAAGAAGAGCAAAACATCATTGAGATGTTCCGTGACTGTGTAGAGGAAGAAAAGAACTGGGCAGAGTATCTGTTTAAAGATGGTAGTATGATCGGATTGAATGACAAACTGCTCTCCAAGTATGTTGAGTGGGTTGCCAACCGTCGTATGAAATCTATTGGTCTGAAACCTCTGTATGATATTCCTGCTAACAACAATCCACTACCGTGGACAGAGCACTGGTTGAACTCCAAGTCTATGCAGGTGGCACCACAAGAGACAGAGGTTGAGTCCTATGTCATCGGTGGTATCAAACAAGACGTTGGTGAAAAAACATTCTCTGGATTTAAATTATGAGTGAGTGGAGTGCTAGAGAATTTGTAAGTGATCCTCCATGTTCTCCCTTTGCTCCTACTTGGGACTATACAGTAGGAGAAAAGCAAATTGATCTTGATTTAGATACTCTTTCTGATATCTTATTAACAAAAGAACCGGATATTAAAGATAAGTTTCCTGCTAGTGGTGATGGAAACACCGGTTTGGGTGATGAAAGTCTTACCTCCAGGTATAAACATTTTAATGTTTTAAGTTGGGGGTTCCCTGTCACTGATCAGTTACATAAAGAGATTAAAACATTTCACAAACAATACTATCGAAGTTTGTTTGGTCTTATGGAAAAAATTCCCAAGGTTAGTATTAGATGTTGGGCTAATATATTGAGAAAGGGAGAGCAGATCCAAAAACATTTGCATGCCGCTCACCCTTATACATATCTTGGAGGACACTTTACGGTTACTTGTGGAAAAACTTGTACGGTGTATTGCAATCCTTATGATGAACACCAAGAATATCATGCAGAGAATGTACCAGGAAAACTAACGTTGTTTCCTAATTACCTTCCTCATTATACTTACGTTCATCAAGAAGACTATCCCAGAATTACTGTTGCATTTGATCTTTGTCTATTAGACAAAAGATT